GCATAATTAATGGCTGGCAATCTTTCTAATTACCTTGAGAATAAGCTGATTGATCACTTCTTGGGGACAACAACATTCACAAAGCCTTCGGCTGTCTATGTTGCTCTATTTACAGTGACACCAAATGATGCTGGCGGTGGTACAGAGGTTAGTGGCGGCTCGTATGCTCGTCAAACTGCGACATTTACTGCAGCCTCTAGCGGTGCAACTTCTAATGATTCAAATATTGATTTTGTAAATATGCCTGCTGCCACAACTGTCGCTATTGGAATTTTTGATAATTTAACAACTGGAAATCTTTTATTGTGGGGAACATTAACGGCAAATAAGACAACTGATGCTGGAGATACGCTAAGAATCGCAACTGGCGATCTTGATATCAGTATTGACTAAGGAGATCAGATGCTAAGAAGAGAATTCAGTGGTGGTGTATTAAGAACAACACTCGCTGCAAATATTAGTAACTCAGACACTTCAATTGCAACTGTTGATGCATCAACTTTTCCTTCCGGGGTTAATCCTTTTGTGATTGTAATTGATAGAGGAAGCTTGTCAGAAGAAAAAATACTTGTTTCTTCAAGATCATCTAATACATTTACGGTTGCTTCTCGTGGATATGATGGCTCTTCTGCATCAACACATAATACCGGCGCTTTTGTTGATCATGTTCTTGATGCAACAGTAATTCAAGATATGAATCAGACAACTTATGATAATGAAGTTTTAGTTTGGATGGGGGTATCAAATGGCTAATTTAACACCAAAAAGTTTATTTATAGGAACAACTGCATCAAATTCAAATGCATACACAACTGCAAATGTGGTAGGCAATTATTCTATTATTAAAAATATTAATCTTTGCAATACAACAAATGCTGCAGTAACCTGCAGTGTTCATCTCTTAGTTTCTGGTGCAAGTGCAGCTGCAAATAATGCAATTATTAGCAATGTAAATATTTTGGCAAACAATGTGATATACTATAATACATCAATAGTTGTGCCTGCAAATAGCGCAATACACATTGCGCAAGCTACGGCAAATGCCGTAACTTTTGCAATCAGTGGGGTGGAATATGCCTAGTCTTAATGATTCAGCGATACTTAATCTAGAACAATATGCGGAGCTTACTGGCGCAACATTTACTGGCGCACTGTCAGGCACCGATTTAAGTCTTTCTGGCAATCTTTCAGTCGGTGGATCTACATTTTATGTGCAAGCTCCCGATGTGCGTTTTAATAGCAATACAATTATTATAAATAATTCTTCCAATGCTGTACCTGCATCAGATGTTGTTATTGAGGTTGAAAGAGGCGATTCACCCAATCCTAAAATTCGTTGGAATGAAACATCTGATCGTTTTGAAATAACCAATGATGGAACTAATTATGGTCTGATTATTACAAGCGCAGATAGCGGAACTATCACTGGTAATATGATTTCAGACGGAACAATTGTTAATGCTGAAATAGCATCAAATGCTGCTATTGCAATTTCAAAGCTTGAAACAGGCACGGCTGGTCGCATTGTTCTTGCAAATGCAACCGGTGTTCCTACATATACAGAAGTTACTGGAGACATTTCAATTGCCAGCAATGGTCTTGTTACAATTGCAGCAAATTCAGTTGCTCTTGGAACAGACACAACAGGGAATTACATGTCAGGTGTTACTGCTGGCACTGGTGTTGCAATAACTCATACCCCTGGTGAGGGTTCAAATGCAACAATTTCAATTGGGCAAGCTGTAAATACTAATAGTAATGTAACTTTTAATGATGTCACAGTATCTGGCAATCTAGCTGTGCAGGGCACAACAGTAACTATTTCAGCAAATACTTTAAGTATTGCTGATAATCATATTACTTTAAATAGTGATGTTACTGGTAGTCCAGTAGAGAATGGCGGTTTTGAAGTTGAACGTGGTACATCTCCAAATGTTGAGCTTCAATGGAATGAAGGCTCCGATAAATGGCAATTGACAAACGATGGCACAAATTATGGAGATATCGTATCAACGTACGATGTTGGCACAGTTACAAGCAACATGATTGCAGATGGAACAATTTTAAATGCAGACATTAATGCAAACGCTGCAATTGCTCTCTCTAAGCTGGCAACTGGTACGGCGGGAAATATTCTTGTTTACAATTCTTCTGGTGTTCTGACATCTGTTGCTGAGTCTGGAGATATATCTATCAGCGATACTGGTGTCGCATCTGCTAATACATCTTCAATTGCAACACTCACTGCAACTCAGACATTAACAAATAAGACACTCACAGCACCAGTAGTCACATATGCTCTTGATACAAAAACAGGAAATTATACATTGGCATTGACTGATCAAAGTAAAGTTATTGAAATGAATGTTGGTTCTGCAAATACAATTTCCGTACCAACTAATTCGTCAGTAGCTTTCCCAATTGGCACACAAATTCATATTACCCAATATGGAGCTGGTAAGACTCAAGTTGCTGCTGTTACACCGGCAACAACAACAATTCGCTCAACGCCTGGTGCTTACTTAAGAGCCCAGTATTCATCAGCAACACTTATTAAGAGGGGAACCGATGAGTGGTATCTCGTAGGTGATTTGAGTGCAACATGATCCCTGGCAATACTTCAAGTCAAGGTAAAAAGCCTACTACCCCAACAATTGGTACAGCGACTGCTGGCAATGCAAGTGCTACAGTTGCATTTACCGCTTCAACATATCGTGGAAAAACTGGTTCCGGTACATATAGAGCAACATCTACGCCGGGTAATATAACAGGAACTAGTTCAACTTCTCCAATAACTGTCTCTGGATTAACGAATGGTACAGCATATACTTTTACGGTAGTTCTTGAAACTCCATATGGAGTGAATTCAGATGCATCGGGCGCATCCAATTCAGTTACCCCAGTTGCGCCGCCATTCTTTCCGCCATTCTTTCCACCGTTTTTCCCATTCTTCCCATTCTTCCCATTCTTTCCGTTCTTCCCGCCATTCTTCCCGCCATTCTTCCCGCCATTCTTCCCAGGCTTCGGTGGAGATATTCCGATCTGATTTAGTTACTTTTAGCCTGCAATATTTTTTATTGCAATAATGTCAGATGGTGATTCAAAATATGGTATGCTTTTATTTAAAAGTGGATGAGAGGAACCCCTTTTATGAGCGTTTATGATGAGAATGCAAATCCATGGTTTACAAAAGATAGATCGGAAACTGCATCAAATAGAGTTCGCAGACACCTTGGTGAAAAGATTATAATTGAAAATCCAGGGCTGGGGTTAAATATATACAGAAATACTTTTTCGTTAGAAGATGCTAATAGGTATATTCATATTCTTGAATCAAATTTATCAAAAGATAAAAAATATAAATGGTCTGAAGCAAAAGTTACAAATTCAGATATTCCAATAAAGAAAGCAAGAGATTGTTTTGATTTTAAATATAAACAAGAACATCTTGGGCCAAGAGATGAAAATAACTCTGAACTTTTAGACCTTCATCAAGAAATATATGAAAAACTTAAGCTTTGTATAGATGACTATGCTCAATATTGGGGTATTCATGTAATTTATTATGAAGCTTTTAACTTTGTAAAATACGATGGAGAAGGAAAACATTTTAATATTCATGCGGATCATGGACCGGCATACAATTGCACAGTTTCTGCTGTCATTTACATCAATGATGATTATGAGGGTGGAGAAATCAAGTTTCCTAGACTAGATGGCTATATTCATAAACCAAGAGTTGGAGATATTGCGATTTTTCCATCAAATTATATTTATGAACATGCATCTCTACCAATGAAGTCTGGAATAAAATATTGCGTTGTTGTGATGACTGATATAAATGAACTGGGGCATCAGCGATGAGTGAAAAATCTAATACTGCTATATTTAGACCATATCGACCATGGTTAAGTAAAGCAAGTAAAACAGCTCCAGCTCCAGCACAAAGTGTAATGCCTCAATGGTATAAAGATGCAGATATTTTTGCAAAAATGCCAAATGGAGAATATTATAAAGCTCCAAAAGAAGTTTGCCCATTTGCAAAAGAAGGAACAGTTGATGATTATGGCAAAATTCCTACATGGAAAGCCTGTCCTGCAATTATGGATGCTTTTTTAACTGGTTATGTTTTTAAGACACCTTGCGACTTGACATTTTTTAAAAACAATCAAGGAATAATTGATGTTAAAGCAGAAAGTGCGCAGTTTCAAGATTTTTGTACTCCAAGACCACCGATGTCTCAGTTCCAACATCCGCAAGGTTACTATGAGCACCATTTTGCATGGTTTGCAGATTGGGGTCTGCAGCTGCCAGAAGGGTACAGTGCTTTATTTATGACACCGATGAATAGATTTGATCTTCCATTTTTGAATACTACTGGGATTGTAGACTCAGATAAGGTTCATTTGCTTGGCAGTTTCCCATTCTTTATTGTAGAGGGCTGGGAGGGGTTGATACCAGCAGGAACGCCATATCTTCAAATTCTGCCATTTAAAAGAGAGGACTGGGGGCACAAAATAGAAGCGTTGAGTCAGTCTGAGATGTATACTAATATGGTAAATAATGCAAAATTTTATCGTCAACCAGATGGTGGCGTATATAAAAGCAAAGTGTGGTCAAGAAGGAAATATAGGTAGGGTTGAAAATGCAAACATGGATAGAAAAGATTGATTTGGGAAATGGAATAAAGTGTTATCAAGGAGTAATCAAAAAAGAATTTGATGTTATTAATAGAATTGAATCAAATTTAAAACCAGTTGGTGATAATACTGGATATAGTTGGCAACCAGCATATGTTGGCTATAGGCAACTAATGCCAGAATATAGGGATTGTGTTGATTTTAAATTTAAAAAAACTGATATTGAAAATGACAAGAGTGACATTAGTTTAAATCTACAATCGCTTTGGCAAGATATTTATGATTCTACTTTCCCAGCCGTTGAAAACTACAGGCAAGAATACAACATAATGCCTCTTAAGTATTGGGAGGCGATGAATTTTGTTAAGTACGGCCCAGGTCAGCATTTTAAAGAACACCACGATCATGGATTTTCATATAATTGTACTGTTTCTTTAGTCGGATATATTAATGATGACTATGAAGGCGGAGAGTTGTTTTTTAGATTGCAAGATTTAAAAATTAAACCGCAGGCTGGGGACCTTTATATATTCCCATCAAACTTTATGTATCCTCATCAAGCCATGCCAGTAACTTCCGGCACCAAATATTCTATTGTTACGATGTTGGATTATAGTAAAAAATATCACACGCCAGATATGTATGATTCAAAATGGAATAATGAATAATGATCGAGATAACTGTTGAAAAGACAGAGAATTCAATTTTTAATATTTCTCCAATGTCTGTAAAAAGAGAATGGATGGACCAAACGACAGATCGGCATGCGTATAGGTGCTTTCCGGTTACGCAAGCAAATGTAATCGGGTGGAGTCTTTCATGTGTGGAGGATATAGTTTTTACTTGGGATGGAATCAACGATCAAACACCAGATCATGTAGAAATTGTGAGTCCTCAAGGCAGTTATGCTGGCAGAGGGCAGTCATCAATAAGTTTAAATACCGGACTGATCTTTAGAACCAATAGTGATGTTAGTCTTTGGACAATCAATCCAGTTAATTATTTTAATGATAATTTTGAAACAATATCAAATTTAATCAGTACATCTTTTTATGATAATCCATTGCCATTATCTATAAGAGCAAAAAAAATAAATGTGCAGACAGTCATAAAAGCAGGAACGCCTATTGCTACTATAATTCCAATATCATTAACAAATTTGAATCATTCATCAATTAATATTATAAAATATTCTGATCCGGGAAGTTTAAGAAGAAAAGCAAACATAGATTATGGTACAGCAGCTCAGCAAATAAATTCATCTGGTCAATTTACGGACTGGTATAGAGATGCGGTAAATGAAAAAAGTGAATCTTTGGGATCACATGAAGTTAAAGCATTAAGGCTTCATGTTTTAGATAATAGATGAGGATGATATTATGTCAAATTATAATTTATTAAACATAGAACATGAAAAAAGATTACAAATTCTTGCCGACGAGTGGGGTCCTAAAAAAGAATACATAGAAAAAGACCTGTGGGTGATTCGTAACTTTTTGTCGGAAGAGGAATTGATTTGGTTAAATAGAGAAGCCGATGACCCAGAAGGGTGGTATACAACAATGAGATCTCCATATGGCGGCAATATTAAAAATAAATTTTTAGGTTATATTCCAGAGTATGATCCAGTAACTGGGGCGATGTTTGTCCCTTCAGAAAATTCTAGCTGGAAGTATAGAGATTTAATTAGTTTTATAGAAGAGAGGATTGAATCTGTTGTGCCAAAATATTTTGGTGGAGCTGGAGCGCTTCAGTCTTTTTTTGAGGTTCCCGATGAGCAAATTATTGCAGAACTTGGAGAGAATGTAGATTATGCTATGGGTTTTCATTATGAAAGAGATGATAATGACGCAGAAGATACACAAAAAACAATTGTAAAACTATCAAAAACTCAAGGTAAGCAGATACTAAGTCAAGGCAAAATAACAGCAGCATTTAATGTTTATATAAATGATAACTTTGATGGTGGAATTTTAGAATTTAAAAATAAAGAATATAAAATTAAACCGGAGCGAGGAATGTTAATTAACATTCCATTATATAAAGAATTTGAGCATAGAGTTACTAAAGTTACAAATGGGAATAGGCATACTATCTATGGAAGATGTTGGGATAGTCTAGAAGGCAAATATGTCTCTACGAATGAAGACTGTTAATATGATAAAAGAAAATGCTTCTTTGGTAATTAGAAAGCCATCAATAACTCCATCCGGTTTTTTTGGTAGAGGGGCAGAAAATATTGTTGAATTAGAAAATTTTATGACTCAAGAAGAGATGCAGTTTTTGGAAAGGGCGGCAAAAACATTAACAATATGGGATGTCACAGAAACACATGTAAATGAAAATGGCACAGTTGTTTATGACTCAGACTACTGGAAGGATAGAGTTGCAACGCAACCAACATTAGATAAAAATGATCCTAGAATATCGCCAGTTATTGCTGGGTTATTTCAAAGATTAAAGCCCATCGTTGAAGAATTTTATAAAGTAAAAGTAATTCCAACTGGAACAACTATTGTCAGATGGCTTCCTGGGCAATTCCAGAAACCTCACGCCGACAAGGAGTTGCATGAAGGTCCAGATGCTGGTCTTCCAAATGATTTTCCAAACTACGACCTATCAAGTTTATTTTATCTAAATGAAGACTATGAAGGTGGAGAATTATATTTTCCTAATCAGGGAGTCCAGTTTAAACCAAAAAAAGGGGCCGCGTATTTTTTTCCAGGAGATATGCAATATATTCATGGAGTTACGGAAGTGAAAAGTGGTATAAGATATACATGTCCATTTTTCTGGGAGATCGTAGAGCACACGGGTGACAGGAGGCCATGAAATGAATTTAAAAAATAAAACAAGATTGACTAAAGATATTGTTGTCTATGAAGATTTTATTGACAATGATACCGCTGCAAAAATTGTAAGAGTCTTAAACAAACATGCAGAGATGGGAAGGCTTGCATGGACTCCGATATCATTCTATGAATCTTATTCTTCAACATTACCACAAGATAATGATGAAATTGTTGAAGAAGAAGGCTTGCCATCAACAATATTTTCTGATATAAAAAATGGCATTATTAGTGCAGTAGCATCAGTGCACAATCTTGATTTATCAGTAATAAATCAAATCGGCTACCATACTCAAAAATGGGAGCCTGGAGCATATGCTCGGATTCACTCAGATAACACAGATGAGTATGGCAATTCGGGAGCATTTACCAGAAGTCGATATGCTGCTTTCCTCTATCTAAATGATGAGTTTGAAGGTGGGCTTCTGCGGTTCCCAAGTCAGCAAATAAGTATTAAGCCAAAAACAGGGATGCTTGCTGCATTTGATGGAGGCTTTAATAACATGCACGAGGTAACTCTGATATCTGATGGAGTTAGATATACTGTAGGATCTTTTTGGGATGACAGGACTGAAGATGCCTATCCACAAGAATTACGAGATGCTTGGGCTAAAGAAATGGAAAAAACAAGGGAGTTCCAAGCAAAAGAAAAAGCTGAATGGCAAGAATTGTTAAAGCAAGGATATAAAATAGATCAAGATGGCAATAAATATAAAATCAAGGTTGAATTAAATGATTGAAAAATTTATAGATCAACTTAAAAAAAATAATTTATTGTTTGAACAAATAGCAGATGAATTAATTTGTGTTAAGAATTTTCTAACAAAAGATGAGCTTGACTTAGTTAATAACATCGTATTTAAAGCTTCTCAAGAAGATTGGGAGCATCATTATTTATCAAGTGTATTGCAATTTTGTATGCTAAAGTTTGGAAGAGATGATGTGGATAATCTAATTGCAGAAGGTAAATTTGAGATAACACAAGGGTGGGCAGATAAAACATTGAGTCTTTATGATCAAGATATTTGGCGACCATTTTATAATCGCCTCTCTGCTATGTTGACTCATTGCGACCCCTCTCTAGCCCTGAGTGGTATTTCCACAGTTCAAAGATTACCACCCGGCACAGAGTTAAAAACTCATGTTGATCAACACACAGACCCCTCAATTAGGTATGCAACGATAATATATCTTAATGATGATTATAATGCTGGCGAGATTTTCTTTAAAAATTTAAATATAACATTAAAACCAAAACCGGGTGATTTGCTGTTTTTTCCAGGCAATGACGAATATGAGCACGGTGTCAGGCATGTTACAGATGGACCAATTAGATATGTTATGGTTGGTTTTGTAAAAGAAATAGGTTTTTATGAAAGAAATAAATATTAAGGAGGATATAATGAATTTAGAGATACTTGAAGAGAAAGTTTACTACTACACAAATGTAATTGAGAACCCTGAAAAGCTTGTTAAAGTAATTGAAGAGGATAGCAAAAATGCTTGGGGGGAGTGGGCTGCATGTAGTGGGCAGCACTATGTTTATGGAATGGATAAAACTATCTCTGGATTGGATTCAGATGACGAAATAAATAAATATATCTATTCAACACTTCAGAAAGCTTTTTATGATGTAGCAAAGCATTATGCAGAAGCTCAAGGTATTTTAGAAGAGCCTAAATTATTTCCAATGTATCCCATTAAAAAATATCAACCTGGAACTTTTATGGGTGCACATTTTGATCAACAAGAAGGTGATGAGAGGCTTAAAGTTTCTTTTGTCATGTATTTAAATGATGATTATGAAGGGGGAGAAATATCCTTCACAATTGCCTCTCCAGACGGTGTTCTGCAATACGCAAGCCCAGAAGAGGATTTTGCAGAGGCGGAAAAGCATGGCAGATATACTTTTGCTATTAAACCAAAAGCGGGTAGCGTTATTGTATTCCCGCCATCACCCCCATACCATCACACAGCACACTTGGTTAAGAGTGGTTATAAATACATGGTTCCACAGCATTGGATTCATTAATTTATGAAAACAGCCATAGTAACTGGGGCAAGTAAAGGCGTTGGGTATCAAACCTGTAAAGCATTGTCAAGAAATGGATATCGCGTAATAGCACTCTCAAGAAATATTGAAAAGATGAAATCTCTACTTTCTGAGAATATTGAAATATATCAAATAGATATAACAAATTTTGTAGAAATAAAGAAATTTTTTGAAAAGTATAAAGATATTAATCTTGATCTCTTGGTAAATAATGCAGGAGGCGGGAGTAGTCCGACTCAAATAATCAATGAATCTCCAGAAAATTTTAATTATGCGTACAGTTTAAATGTTAGTGGTCCAATGTATCTATCTAAGCTTTTTACAGAAAATCTTTCTAGATCTAAAAATCCAACAATTATTTTTGTTTCTTCACTTGGTGGTAAATTTCCTTATTATGGAGGCGGTAATTACACAAATGCAAAACGAGGAATCGGCGGGTTAGTTGATACTATGAGATTGGAATATCCAAGTTATGGAATTAAAATAACAGAGATTTGTCCCGGCACTATAGATACAGTAGATGGCGAAAAAAGAGATATTGCCATAACAGCAGAAGATATGGCTGGTGCAATAGTATGGATTGCAGAATTGCCGAGGCATGTAAATATAAATTACTTAGAAATAAATCATATATTAAGTAGAAAAGCATAAGTGTTGTATAGATAACACATTCTATATTACAATTATGTAGTGAAAAAGTTAATCCCAATCTTATTTTTGATTCTTGGAGGCTGTGGCTATGAAGGTCGCTATCGTTATGAATGCCAAGATCCAACGAATTGGGAAAGTAGCGAATGCAACCCGCCCGAATGCAAGGTGACGGGCACATGCACAACGGACATTATCGGATTTGATCCGAATGAACAATCCAAAGGAGAGAGTAATGAATAATAAATATACCCCAGAAGACCTTGATGCAAGATTAAGATTTGTTATTGGCTGTGTCTTAGGAGCAGTGCTCTTTACAACGACATTAGCCATCCTATATGCTCTTGTTTTTGTTTCTCAACCAATTGGTGCACAAGCAGAAAATGACAAAATGTTTTTTAGCGTTCTTTCAAGCATTGCCACATTTATTACCGGCACATTGGCTGGTTTGATGATTTCTAATGTGAAAGGAAAGCAGGCACAGGAAGAAGAGGCTGATATTCCAGTAGAGGAATAATGAAAATCAGCTTTAGAAAGGGCTGGTGGACAGTACTGCCCTTAGCAGTTATTGCTTTAATAACAATTCCAACTGTAGATGCTTCTTCTACACAAGAGCCCATAGCAAATGCTGGCTTTGAAGATAATTCATTTACTGGCTGGTCTAGGGGGACTCAAACAGGCAATTTGGGATCTGCAATAAATGGCAATGGTACTGGCGTAAGTATTTTTAGCGGTCCAAAAACCTTTAATCACCCATCACATCCAGCAGTAGGTAG